TATTTTTAACTTTCACCTTATCTTCTTCTGACAGATTTTCAAACTTTGCCATTCCTAATGCGAGTTCTTCTAAACTTCTTATTGGTCTTTCTTTCTTTTCACTCTCCACCATCTCCACAATCATCTTTATGAGTGAGATTTGACGAGAGGAGATGAATTTCTTTAATCTTTTTACTTCTTTTCCATCATCATCATTTTTACCACCGAGTAAATCACCATCAGAACAACGAGTAACAAATCTTTTCATTAGTTCCTTCTCACTTTCCTCTATAAAGTTTTTAATGTTTTGGTTCATATATTTATTGTAATGATATGCCTGATTAGAGAGTGGTAGGTGTCGAACCTATTGATTATTAGCTAACTAATTACTATTCGTGTTTTATTGCCGACTTGAACGGCTTGCAATTCCACTATGCCACACTCCCTAACTAGACATACCATTGATTAATTATAATACTTTTTCTATATCTAACACACACCAATTTCGACTAGAAATATCAGAATCAGCATTTGTTAATCTGTCTAACATTTCCTCACATTGTTTTTTTGTTTCAGCACCAAAACCAAATATCATATTTTCTGTTCCTCTTATTTGGTTATACCAATCTATCGCTGTATATATAACTGTTTTTCGAGCATTAAATGGTTTAGTGCATATAGAATAAAATCTATTTGATGCTTGAACTGTATATTTTTGTTTTTCTCCATAAAATTTTATTGTTTGACCAACTTCAACTTTATTCATCATACATTCTCCAACTCGAATCATTCCAAATGTTCCATTTCTACTCATATATTTTATATTAATTAATAATTATTATTCTTCATCATTACCATAATAATTTGAGTTTTCAAATAACGATTCTTGTTCTTCCGTCATAAGTTAATTGCAATCATTTGTTTTTAAATAATCATCTCTTTCAATTTCGGAGTCGACACTCCTATTTTCAACTTCTTCAATTTTTTGTTTTATTTCTTCGTTACCAGAACCACCCTGTGACCCTAATATCATTACTGTTCCTCTGCGACATTTTCTAATTATTTCTTCTTCAGTTAATTCAGTATCACACCCATTACAAATATAAACATCTTCTAGGTCTGAATTGACAAATATTTTAACTATTTTATTACAACATTTTGATATTATCATATTTAAATAAATGATTGCTGATCTGGTGCATCTGCGAAGTCTGACCAGTCACTTCGATTATAATCTTCAAACTTTGCACGGTAATCTGCTTTTATAACTCTCTTCTTTTCTATTGCACTTTCTACTAGTGATTTATGTTTACTAAACATTTCATCCAATGTTGTCATCGCTATACTTCTTCCTAGTAGGTTACCCTCCCAGTATTTAGCTGCTTTATGTATTGGATCCCCTCTTAACGCTTGCCAAGCCCATCTAGTAAGTAACCAGTAACCAGTACCACTCCAATTTGGACTTTGTTTAATCAATCCAAGGTAGTCACACTTTGTCTGTCTTTTAAGTGTAGCTTGAGTTGTTTTTAATGTTGGTATGTGTACTTTATTTGCTTCAGTGAATGTCATCCCTTTACTAATGTTCTTTTTCACTTCTCTGGCCATTGCTAGTATAAGTAATGCATCATGTAGGTCAGCTTCGTATATTGTTGCTTTCATACTTCTGCCACATCCTGTGCATTTACTTTTATCTCTTAACTCTGGTATTGATACACATAAACTTGCCCATAATCTATCCTTGTCATCTGCTATGCTTGGATCATTTTGTACTAGATGTGCAGTGATCTGTATGATTGGTAGTATCTTTGTTGCTTGATACTGTTCTGGTCCTTGTTTTCTTTTTTTCATGTAAATAAATTAATAATTGCTAATACATACATTCTACTCCCTTGTGATTGCTTGTCAATGTAAAAAGTGGATAACTTAGTATAGTGTTTGAGATAATCCCAACTCCTTAATAAATCTATTTGCTAGGTTATAGTATTTATTTCCACTTGCTACAACTTGTATTGTGTGACCTAGTTTCATCAATCCTTTTGCTTGTTCCATTACAAATCTTTGAGTTAGAATGTTCCATATGCCGGGGTTGTAGTCGGTTAGTGGATCTCTGTCGGTCTCGTTTGCTAGTGCGTAGTTGTCGGAGCTGAAGATGATTAATTTATAGTGTTTTGGATTCATAAATTAAAATTTGTTTTTTGGTTTTATCTTAACGGCCATCTTATAATATCCATACTTCTCCTGTGTATAACCGTGGCCCATTCTATTCTCGCTAAAATCTGCAGGTATTTCACATATAACATCGACAACCTTTTGTTGTGTGTGGTATATACGATATTCCCCATCGATAGCAAATTTAACATTATCTTTATATAAATCAGTTGAGTATAATTCTCCACACTTGCTTATTATTGGAACTATCATTTTATATTTATATCTTCCCTTTTCATTTATTCTAGTATACTCTCCTGCACCTATATATGACACTGCATTTACTACCACTGATCTACCTCTAACTAGTCCATCTAATATTAAATTGAAGTACAACTTATTGCTAAAATTTATAACTTTATTCAACTCCTTTTTTAATTCAGCTTTTGTTATTACTTTTGTTTCCATAAATTATTTTTTTTCTTCAATCATAAATCCTTGTAATCTTTGACGACCGTTGAGTGATGGACTCATCACTAGCATATCCCCCTTACCGTTCAGTTTCTCGGCTCCTGGCTCTCCCATTATCACTATGCTGTCTGTCGATGATGATGTTGTCAGTGCGATTCTTGTTGGGAAGTTGGCTTTGATTAATCCTGTGATCACATCCACGCTAGGTCGCTGTGTGGCGATGATCAAGTGTATTCCTACGGCTCTACCCATCTGTGCCAGTCTTACTATCAAGTATTCAATGCTTGCATCTCCTCTCTTTAGCTCATCTAGTGTGTCTAAGGCCTCTAGGATGTCCACCAGTGTGTCTTTATCGTATCTAGTAGCCGATTGTACCTTTTTGCTAATAAGTTCTCCGTTATCGCCATCTGGTAGTGTTATCATGCCAGTCTTACCACCTCTCTTCTTAAGTTCTTTATATAGCCATCCTTTTGACTTAGATGAGTATGTTAGTCCTTTCTTCTTTTCTTCAACTTTCGATCTAAGCATCAAGTCTGCAAACTCATCAATCACTACCACCTTGTATGGCATCTTTTCTTGTCTGAAGAAGTTATTGTATTCTCCAATGTCTCGTCTCATTGCTTTTTCGAGTACCTTATATCGTTCTTCCATCTCATCTGTTAATGATAGTAGTCTGTGCATAATGTCATCGTATTCATATAGCACTCCACCGTTAACGTGTTTGTCTTTTTTAAATGCTACCAACTCCACTCTCTTTGGATCTATCAGTGTGAGTTCCATCTCTCCAACTTTCATCTGTTTTGTTAGTGAGGTAAGTGCTCCGTGTAATAATACACTCTTACCTGACCCAGTTGCTCCTGCTACCAGTAAGTGTGGCATTTCATTTAGATATATTTTCAATACATTACCGTGTACATCTACCCCTATTGGTATTGACATTGTATTCATATTGAAGTGTTCCTTTGTTAGGAATACTGCCTTTCGTTCTTCACTTGGTACTTCAATTCCTACTAGTGATGTTCCGGGTATTGGTGCTAGTATTTTAATCTCTCCAACAGCTTCAATAGCTCTTGCGATGTCGTCTTTGTATTTTTTAAACTTTCCCATTGCTATTCCTGCAGACACCTTGAATCGGTATTGTGTTACACTTGCTCCGACAATTGTATCAACTGGTTGCACTGGTATTCCGAATTCTGCAAGTCGTAGTTTTATCTTCTCTTCTGGTAGTAAGTGTTGGTTTTGTACTTGGTCCAATCTGCTTGATACAAACTTCTTGCTGACTAATGCTACATCTTTAACCTTATGCATTACTTCTACATCACTCATATCTGCATTCAATAACCCTTGAGCATACAAGAGTCCTGATTGCTCGCCATCAAACTGGTCTCCTAGGTTTGGTAGGTATACTGAGTCTGGGTTTGATATAAATTTAATTACATCTGAGTATAGGTTTATAAAAATAATGTCGTATGGTTCGTGGTCCAATGGTATGACATAATCTTGTATCTGTGGTGGCACTACTCCATCGACTGCTTTATTAACTGATCTCTTTATCTCTCTAAAAATTACACGTTTTGCTTGTATTCCTTTTGTTGATCGTAATAAATAATCTAGGAACTTTGCTTGTATAATTTTGATGTAGTCCTCGTGTGGTTCTCCATCTTCGTTCTCAAACTTTGTAAATGATTTAACAAACTTGTTATCAATAATGTCTACAGTACCATCCTTATTTCTTTCTACTAGGTCTGGTACTCCAACTGCAGGCAGTGGAAATGATTGGCCATCATGGTTCTTTATCTCCGCTTCCATTCTCTCTTCGCACATAATTATTTCGTTGTACTCTGGCTCTTCTTCAAAATATATTCGCATCGCCTTTGAGTATTCTTCTAGCATCTTCTCACGGCTTCCTGTCTTACCGTATTTAATATATAAATCATCTACCTTGTCAAAGTATTCCATACCTATTGATATTGCTTCTGATCTTCTCTCTACAATATCTTCTGGTACTGGTAGATCCTTGTTACCCCCATAATAAAACTTTAGTGCTTCGTGACCTGCTCGGCCAACCATTGCACTCACTCCTACATTGCTATCATAAACTCCTAGAATCTGCTTCAATTTAAAAATCAAAGGATTCCTCAATAGTTGGGTAAGCCCTGAATAGCTTAGTTTATCTATTGGCATTTTTATTTCTTTTGGTGTTTTTTCCATATGTAAATAAATTAATAAATTAGTAATAACTCTATTCTACTCCCTTGTAATTCCTTGTCAATACTTTAAAGGTGGATAACTTCATAAAAGCAAAAACACACCCTTGATCACTGGGTGTGTTTTATTAATAATATTTAGTATAAAGTAGTAGTCAGCTGTTTGTTTGCGCTAAGCGAAGAAACGACTGTCTTTATTTTAAACACTATCTATGTATGCGACAAGGATTCGTTTCAGAGGTGAGAGAATTAAATCTGGTCCCGACCCAGAACTCTCGTCAGAGCTTTTATCTCTTATATTGATTACCTTGTATGATGGATGCAGAGTTTCTCATTCCATCTCATATTATTTATAAATACCAAGCGTCTACCTATTCCGCCACGCATACTATGATGTACTCAAGGGGGCACTCTAGCCACTGAGCTACTACAGATTATCCTACTGTAGGTCGGAATCGAACCGACGACCTCCCCTTTGGATTGATTTACCATTAATCTATACATATAGCTCGAATTATATGCAATCGGAATCGAACCGATGACTACCCCCTTGAGTACACCATTTTAATTTTCAAGTAACTAATCTTTTTTAGTTGCCCACACAAGTGCAATAATCCATCCTAGTATAGTCCATCCAAGGAATATATTTAAAATTAAAATTGCACTTTTGTTTTTCCTATTACTTTCATAAGCTGTGATAGCTGGTATAAAATAAATTATAAACCACATTATTATTATTCCATCCATAGATTAATTATCCTCATTTTCTTTTTTAATAATATCGGCCTTTTCTTGTTCAGTTAATTCAGCACTCTCATCTACCTCTGCATCTCTTATTAGTTCGTTACCATGGAATGCTTTTGGTGTTGCTGGTCCTGCTGCATCAAGGTTTGGCTTTTCCTGTCCCTCTCCATCGTTATCAATCTCAATTGCTTTGATTAACTCTGGTGTCTTTGGTAGGAACTTGGAGTGTTGGATCAAGCAAGTTTTTAGCCACATCCAATTGAATGGATCCTTGGAGCTATTCCATGGACTATCTGGGCTATTCTTGGCCTTAGATAGTTTTTTAATAGCCATGATATCATCCTTACTCATTACCTTGAATGTTTTTGCTCCTGATTCAAGTTGTGCGATTGTGTAGCATCCTATTGGTTCCCCTTTAGGTGTTCCGAACTTTGCAAGTTTATGTACTAGTACTGGATTCAATCCCTCTTCAAATGCAAAGTAATCATTTGCATATATAATATTTCCTGTGATTGCTATGACTGTCTTTGCTCTGTAGAGTAGGGTTATGATACCCTGGTATCCTAGTTGTGGTTTAGCTTCTTTTCCATAAGGTATAACATACATCTCTCCTGATACACTTGATGGCATAAATTTAAATTGTGCCACTTGGACGAATGCTGTCATCAGTGATGTACGATCGCACTCTAGTAGCTTTGGTGTCTTTCTAACGTAATCTACCACCGCAGTTTTAAATGCTAGCGCCTCATCAGAGTTTCCTCTGAAGTAGTTAGTGACTGTGTTTGTAAATTCACCATCAAGATTCTTTCTCAATATTTCTATTGATGTTGGCGGTCTTGTGTTTGGTGTTGTTGTTATATGTGTGTTGTCGCTCATATATTTGCTATAAAAAATAAATTAATAAAGTTGACTATGCTTGTGGTGTTTGTTTAACTATTCCAATTGTGATGCGTGGTGGTCTTTGATTTATCTGAATCAATCCTGCTGCAATCGCACCCTCTTTGCTTACTCTCAATGCTGACAATATTTTCTCTTCGTCATACACTGTTTGTGTTTGTGGTGTGACTGTTACGATATTTAATCCATCGTTTAGTCCTTGACCACTCTCTGCTACTGCATCTCTCAATTCATTCTCTGCATCAATTAATTTCATCACGATTTTTTCGTGTGCATCAAAAATTGATTTGTTTTGATTAATATGATTATTTAACTCATCTTTTACATTTGAGTATTTTTGTAATGCTCCATCTGGTGTTGCCATATATTTATAATTGAGTATTGCCAGACTCAACCGCTGTTATAAACTTAATAATATTAGAACCCTTAAACTGATACTTCTTTGCTCGGCCATCTCCTGTGATTATCGCTTTCAGAATGTTTTTCTTTTTCAAGTCTGACTCGACAACCTTACGTACCGACCAGAACGATGTTGCCCATGCGAAGAACTTACCTGATACAATATCTTGCATTGTGTAGTACTGTTCGTCTTTGATTTTTATAATTGTCTTGCTCATATTGATTATGTTACTCTCTTATTATTTCTTGTCAATGCTTTTTGTTTGTTTGACTGTGGATATCTTTGGTGGGTATCCTAGTTTGCGAGTACAATCTGGGAACTCGTGATTCCATTTTATCCCTCCCTTAATAATCATCTGTTCGACTATTCTTTCTTGTGCTTCTCCATCCATCAATTCTCCACCTGGTAATTTATATATTTGATTGTAATTTTTAAATGTTCCCGGTTTAAATTGATATCTTCCCCATGATGGTGTTCCGTCACGATCCTTTGGGTTTATGTTCCCATCGTATCCATTACTCTCACACCATCTCAATGCATTCAACCATACCCTTTGTTGGGTGGATAAGATGTCAGCAGATGCTTGTGTGGTTATCACTGCAGTTGCCTTATCTTTTACGGCCATTGTTGTCACAATAGTGATCATCACTACTCCAATGGTTAGCCATATTATGATTTTCTTCATAGTTTTCGGGTGTCTGTCCCCTATCTAAATTATACCATTTATTTGCTCTTAATTAGATTTATTATCTGATCAGTAACAGTTAATCTACCATCTATGACACCTTGGTTAAATGCTATATGTTCTCCATTGTCAGTTTTTAAATCTTCTATTTTTGTTCTAGTTTCGTCATTGATTTTCTTTAATGCGATAACAATTTTAATTTTTGTTAAAAGATTTCCTAATATTGCCCCACCAGTTACTGATATGAGACAAGCTAAGAATATAAGTAAGTTTGTGTACCACATAAATTATTCTAGTGTGATCTTGCGACCGTTATTTATAAAAATCTTCTCTAATACTTCTGCAGCACCCTGTGCCTTATATCCTGCCACAATAACTGGATCATCAAATGTTAGTATTGGTTTCGATTCAACATCAATTTGTGCTGGTGTTGGTTCTGGTTCTGCTTTTAGTTCTTCTTTCTTTATCTTTCCCCATTCTCCCATGTGTGAATAAATACTTACTTCAGACAACTCTCTTTCATCTTCCATTGTAGATGGAATCCATTCCATTGTTTCGTGATTATATTTAATATCAACATCTTCCCCAGGTTCATTACTAATTGAAATTTTACCCAATCTAAATTCTCCACCTTGTGATGCTATAAACTTTCTCAAATCTCCGACTGTTTTTATTTCTTCCATAAATATATTTTAATAAATTATTAATTAATAAGTTCACAATTTTCTTAACCTCTCCCTATAACTGCCCCACCATCAAACAATTCTGTTAACTTTTTAAATTCTTCTCCAAGCATCTCTTTTAAAAATAGAGGTGGTTGCAGATTAAAATTAGTTATATCACTATCAACTATTGCCATATCTATACCAATCACATATGTTGATTCTTTTTTGTAATAATTCAATAACTTTTTAAGTGATTCTATTCTCCAGTCTAGTATCTGATGATACCAACTTGGATGACAGTACTGTGCTAACTCTTTGATTATTGCTATTCGTTCCATTGTTTTATTTCTTACTTTTAAATGTTTTTAAGACGTCATCTTGTCGACCATCATCAACTTCTTTATCAAATTGTTCCTGTGTCAATTTTCTACCATCGCTTAGTGTTTTTACCATCTTTCCTGTTTCACTATCCCAGTGTGAAAATAAAGCAAATCCCCATTTCACTCCAACTCTAAATGCTATTAATTCGTTGTCCATTTAATTTTAATGTATACATCGTATTCCTTTCTAATAATCGACCTCGCTCGAACCTTTGCTATAAAACAATCAACGGCACCTAACTCTTCAGCAATATCTAGCGCTTCTTTCTTTGTGAATGGACCCATGTATGGTTTTATCCAATATTGTTTTTCCATACTACTTATTCCAGCACTTCTTGGACCATACCCAGTCTTCAGTTCCTCTGTTCTCGTATATCCAGTGTGCCATTGCTTCGTTATCCTTTTCGACAGTAAGGTTGTATCCTAGTTCGGTTGCTTTCTTTCCCCAGATTCTATCATTGATTTGATATTTACCTATGTCTGTGGATCCGTCTTTATTTCCATTAAATGATACCTGTCCATTCTTCCAGTGTCCTGTAGGACTCTCACACCTTGCGATCTTATCTAGTATCGGTGCTCTTACTTCTACTTCCTTGATAACTTCTGCCCTTGTGTATATCGTTGATGGGTGCATCATTCCTCCGTACTCGTATATTCCCCAGATTGTTATCAGTAATACCGATAACCATATCACTCGTCTTATAAATCTCTTCAGCTTAAATTTAAATACCTGCCATCCTGTTGCATGAGGGTATATCTTTCTGATTGGCTTTCCATTATAGATCACACTGCTTGGTTTCATATCACTATATTGTTTTCTTTTTGGTGTTGTTTTTTTTGCCATAAATTATTAATTACATTTATAAAGTGTATGTGTTTTAGTGTAAGCACATAGTTTCATTAATTCAACATCTCTTTTATCTGTGTATGCTATCCACCAGATACCTAGTAATGAAAATATAATGACTGCGATGATTGTGTTTTTCATATTATTTATTGATTTTATTTTTTGATGATTTTTTATATTTTGGCTTGTAATTATAATGTGTGTATTTAGGTTTTGTTTCTTCCAAGTATTTTTTTGCACTCTCTTTTGTTCCAAATGCTGTTAGTGTTTTCATTTTATTTTTCAAATTTTTGAAAGCTTTCTTTTACTAATGCATTACCAAGTGCATCTATCAACCTTTGACCTGCACCACTTCCAATGACAGCAAATCGTACCCTTTTATCATGATTTACTCTATATGAATATATTGCTCCGTATCTATTTTCTTCTACCTTTTGTATATCGTGGTAATAATCATTACCTACATAATTCTTTTTTAAAACATCTTTATTTTCTACCATCTTATAAAGTATATTAATCTCTTCATCTACTTTGTCTAATTGTTTACCTATCTTCTCGTCTATTTTTGTTTCTGTTCTCAATTTTGCTAGTAGGTCTCCTATCTCAAGCACTATTTTTTCTTTATCCATAAATTTCTAATTGTTTTTATAATATATAAGGCGACAACCCTACACTCCCTATATTACTCTCCTTGTGATTGCTTGTCAATTCTTGTAAACATATAACAGTGGATAACTTTATATCAAAAAATACCCACATTTCTATGGGTATTTTTATAAGTTTAGTAACACTGACCTATTCAGGACTTAACAATCTAGACGATTGTTTAATTAAAAGGAGGCAACACTCTCCTATAATCATATATCCTGAATAGATAAGTGTTACCAAACATTTAAGCTATCTTTTAAAACTTGCAATCACTTCGTTGGTACCATTAACACTTGTCCATATCTTTCTCAATGATCCTACTACTGTTATTGCTGCTCCGATAAATCCACCTACAACAATTATTGTTGTAGAGATACTATCTACTACTGCAGTAACTGTTCCGTTGTCTATATTTAATTTATATATATTTGCTACATATAAAACTATAGGGACAATCAATGTTGCTATACCTCTGAATGTCATAGATATACTATCTGCATTTACAGATGAGTATTTTAACCATGACCAAACTTTTTTTATAAATGTAATCATTTTATTTTGAATATAATTGATTTAATTTTGCATTTGTTTTTGGACCGACCCATCCATCCACTGTTAAGTTATATCTTGTTTGAAATGCCTTGACTGATGCTTTTGTTATTAACCCATACTTTCCATCTATCGTACCCTTAAACATTCCCTCTAAATTTAATGCTTTCTGTAGTGAAGTTACTTCATCCCCAGAACTTCCCACTTTCAATACTGCAGTAAATTTGTGACTAAAATCAGGATCCTTTCCTTTGAACACCATAGTCCAAATTGAGAATATTGCATACGATACGTTTGAATATAGTTTGAAGTAATCTTCGCCTATCCATTGCCATCCGCTATCTCCAACATCCTTACCCCATGAGTTTAAAATTCCTATATATTTCTTTCCGTTGATCATCTTTGCCTTTCCACCATATAGCCAGTGTGCCCATGAACCACTTATCGTATCTGGTGCTAGTGGAAACTTACTTGCCCATGTTCCGTTATTTTTTCCATTGACTCCAATAACAGTACCATGGTTATCTCTTATTGCTTGTGCCAATAGGTCAATATTAACCCCTACGTTCGCATATAACAAAGCTTTTGCAATTTTCGCTGTATCTCTCGCCTCTTGAGTGATATCGCCTACACGTTGCATAAATGCTTCTCCTGGGGCTACTCCTCCGTCATATGACGGACACGATACCTCTGTGGCCCATCCTTGTGATATTACAAGATCACAGTTTGTTCTTCCTGCACTGCCTGCTGGCATTACGTGTGTCTGTGCATATATAAATTTAGCACTTCTTTCTTCGTATGTTTCTGTGGCTATTGCTTCAAGTGTTGCTCCGTAGTATCCCCATGCTTGACCACCACACGAACCTGACCCATCCTGGTCTTTTACTGGTTTTTTAAAGTTCGGTATATTTAATATCACAGATAACTCTTCTTCGACATCATATCCTTTTTGCCAATCGAATTCTGGTGTTCCCATCGCTATGTGAGAATACTGGACATCTCGATTATCTAGTGTATCTTCTATAGCCCCTTTTCCATATTTTTCTTCGTGTTGCATAGTGTATGTATATTATTAGTTATAATGATTCTAGTTAGAGTGTCAAATTGGTACTGGTGGTAGTTTCAAATCGGGACTACTACCAGTGTCAAATTGGTACTGGTTTCTATTTTACTCTTTCTAACAAATTTTTAAGTATTTGGTTTTGAGCTTCATTTATTGCATTATGTGCTTTCATTGTATTTGTACTTTCTATAATACTTGCAGTGCACTCCCTCACGAGTTCTGTTGTAGTGTGATTATTATCCTGTACAAAACTTCTATAATCAGTTTCATTTTTACTTCCCCTTTTTATTTCAAGGTACAAAACAAAGCATAGTCCTGCTACTGCTATTCCTGCTATTCCTAGTTCTTTAAAATTTGTTAGCCATTCCATAATCTATAATTTGATAAACATTAATTGATAATTTTAAACAGTTGATGATGTTACTATTTTTTTCATATTGTTATCTAGGTTAATTTCATCTTATAAATTTTACCAGTAAGACCTGCTGTTCCATCACTAGCACCACCTGAATATGAACCTTTATTACCTTTTAATCCACCATTTACTGTTACTGTTCCTGTTCCTGTGAATATTTTGTAAACTAGTAATATAACACCACCTGACCCACCACCACCACCACCACTATCAGACCAATATGGTTGACCTGCCCCATTTCCACCATTTCCACCATTAGCAGATATTGTTCCATTATTTATTATAATATTTGCAAAAATTGGAATAGTTCCACCACTTGCTCCACTTCCACCACCACCTGTTGTACCACCAGCACCACCAATTCCAGCACCACCAGCACTACTACCTGCTGATTTTGATAATGTTAAACCACTAGTTGATCCTGATAAATATGCATATAATTTTCCAATAATTTCACTACCTGCTGTTAAATTTCCTAAGGCACTAGGAATTATTAATGATACTGTTTCAGATGTAGCTATTCCTGCTGCTCCTGCAGTACTACTTGCCCCATTTCCACCTGTAACACCATTGACTCCCAATGATGGATTAACTGATGTTCCTGCTGCTCCTGGTGTTGATGTTGATCCTATTAAACCAGCAGTTCCTCCATAAGCTATTCCTGCTGCTCCACCAGTACCGTATCCACCAGCACCACCATCTCCTCCGTTTGTAGTAATCGTTCCGTTATTTGTTAGTGTGCCTGATACATATATTTTATAACCCATTGTCTTCAGAGTTATCCCTGAATTGACAGTAAGGTTTTTATAAAATTTATCACTGGCTAATGTAGTATCTACTGATATAACTACATCCCCATCTGTTGCGGGTCCAAAAATCGGACCAGCTAATGCTAGTATATCTGATGCTAAAATTGTAGATCCTGGTGCTATCATATTAGTTTAGTGTGTATTGAGTAGTAATTGTTAATGACTCAGTGGCTAGTTTCGACCATCCACCTGTTAAAGCATGAGTAAACATTTGACCACTATTTGCTGATGCAGTTCCATCTATAAATGTTCCCCATTCGTTATATGTTCCATTTGTATCTGTTGTTGAAAAGTAGAAATCTATAAACACAGTATTACTTATATAACTTGATACTGCTGGTGCTTTTCTAAATACTTCAGTACCTAGTTGTGTATCACTATTTGTTGGTATTGTGCTTGATGATCCTAGTGCTCCATAGTTTACAGTTCCAGTATATGTTGTATCTCCTATTAATCTTCGTGCAATAGCAACTCTTCCAACTGTCGGTATAAGATTTTCTACAACCATTTCACGAACTAAAAACTTCCTTAACTTTTCTATAAGTTGTTTATATTTTTCTTCGTAGTATGAACTGACAAAAAATCCTTTTCTTGATATCAAAAATTTGATATCTTTATCAATTTCTTGTGCTTCAATAGTACTCAAATCATACACACGACAAGTATGTATTCCTTTGATTTTAAATTGTTCATTAGTTATTTCTGTCATATATATATTATAACATAAAAATTAAGCCCACTCACTCTCATCCCATACTCCAAGTGGTACTGCTGATGGATTAAATGTTTCACTTCCTATTATTATAAAATTTGTTGGTTGTGCTATAAATGATACATCACTACCATATGAAGTTCCTACACTATTTGTTGCATATGCTCTTATATGATAAGTCTGTCCTGATGTAAGTCCTGTTATTGTTATTGTATACGCTCCAGTTGTTCCTGATGATGTTATTTTTGTATCTGAGGTTGTTGGATTTGCATTTGTACTATAAACAATTCCTCTTTCAGTTATTGTATCGTATCCATCACTTGTAACATTTCCACCACTCTTTGCAGATGTTTCTTTTACTTCTGTTGGATTAGTTGTTGTTACTGTTGGTACTAAAATAAAAGGTGGCTGTATTCCAATGCCTACATTATATAACTGTGTTATTTCTGTTGAATTTAATGCTCTATTCCAAAATCCTACCTCATCTACTGCTCCATTAAAAAATCTAATTCCTACCTGTGAACCTATTTGTGATAATGTTGTTGGTGTTGCTGGTGTTGAAGTATTTGAACCAGATGTAATTGTTCCATTAACATAAAAATTTAATGTTCCACTTGTTCTAACCATAACTACATGATACCAAATATTTGTATTCAAAAAATAATATCCTGAATCAGCCCAGGCAACACCTGACAATAATCCTTGTAATTTATTTCCACTTCCTCCTAACCCATCACCTAATCCAAATCCGTACCCATTATTTCCACCTGCACCACCATTGTCTGTACCATTTTGTACGGCAATACTCAATTGTGGAAATGATGATGGTTTTATCCAAGCAGCAATAGTAAAATTATCTGTTGCTGTTAAAATAACACTCGAAGTATCTATGTGACTACTTGTTCCATTAAATCCTGCTCCCTGGTTTATTTTTCCATTACCAGTTGAATATGAAATAGAAGTATCTGCTCCATTTCTTGAGCCAATACTATCATTTG